CCAGGTCGCCCTACAGCTTCCGAGGCCCTAGAAGACAGCACACGAACGCGCTGGTCTGCTCCGCTTACAGTGCGGGTATTGTCATTCTTTACCGCCGATCCCTTTTTCGGGCCGGGGTAAATCTTGCTTCTAGCTCTTTTATTTGCCATACCTCCTCCTATTTCCTTAGAACGTTGATAATTCCGGCTGGCTTTACACCTTTGCGCTGACCGTATTTGGTCTGTTTGGCTTTGCGGGCTTTTCCACCACGAACCAACGCCAAAGGATTTACACGAAGAACTGCCATAGCCACCTACCTTTTGATTACGCCGGTCGGGTTTGCAGGCTGATGAATTTCACGCACACCGGGCAGAAGCCGACGACGATGAACAATCCTCTGCTTGCCCGACAGAATTTCCTTGCCAAGCGAATACTTTCCTTTTCTCATCGCCTCCTCGCTTTCCGCACTCGACGCCTACCCATCGTTGCGCTCAATTGCTTTGGACTTTTAGCTCCACGCCTAGCTCGACCGTAACGCTTTCGAGCATAGGGCTTTTTCAATCTCAATTTACGAGGCCGTCCTGTCCTCATTCGTTTCTTCCTTGCGGCCCCGCCGTGACCGGAACATTTTCAGAATTGCCTTTTCCGTTCTGAGACGCTGGAACGTTTTGTGCCCCTGCTGCAATCGCAGGCTGAACGTTTTCCTTGGCATCTGCCGCTTCCTCAGTTGGGTTTTTCATAACTGGAATGAAAACCCTGAGCATTTCTCGATAAGTAGTATCTGAAATAATCCCGCGCTGAGCCGCAACCTCAAGACCCATGACCAATTGCTGAAATGCGGTCATCGTCAATACCTCGTCCTGAGGCTGGACAGCCTCCCATGAAATTGAGGGACGAACAGGCTTCAGCCCAATGATTGCGAGATACATCTTGAGCAAATCTGAAATTGGCTTCTCGAACATCTTGCGCTTGCGCATGATCTTTTTTGTAAATGGAACAGTCTGCGCATTCTGCGCCTGGTTCGCCGAGGCAACGTCCACCTTCATAAATGCCCACGGTGGCGTCTCACTCGCTACACAAATACATTGGAAAAGGAAGTTGAGCAAAGACTGTGAGTCTCCTAGCACTGACTTAGCCTCAAGAAATTCCAGACTCTCATCGGCCTGAAGGAAAACTGCTTCCTTTCCAGTCCATGAAATTTGAGCCTGCGGATCAATCTGTCCAGTGGCCGAATCAAATACCTCTGGAAAGTTGTTCTTCAGGAATTGTCCAATTTCATTAATGCTGAAGACAACCTTCGGAGTCGAATGGTATTTATGCGCCTGAAGACTCTGCTCTAGAACATCGTGAAATGCTTTTACAAACGGCATCACGGATTCCAAATCGCTCTGCCCGCCATTTAGAGAAGCATCGAAATCGTGCCAGACTTCGAGCAATGGAACAAAACCCCATGTGTTATCTCGCGCCCACTCTGTAATTTCTTCGCTCTCGGTAACGTCGAAATAACGGTAGCTGCTGCGAGTAATTTCTTCGATAATTTCGTGCTCGACTTCCTTAGGCATGACCCCGGCTGAGATATCGCCGTCCTCTTCAACCATCAAAATTGTGTGTGAGATTGTTGCGCTCTGAATTACATTCTTGTTCTGCAAGTCTCTAAAGATCATCACGCGCTCGGGAACAATGCACTCGATCTGGCAGTGCTCGCGCTCCTCAGCCGTCATTAGCGGATCATTTCCACTGGGCTGTGTAATTCGCATGATTACCTTGGAGTCACGAATGGAATCCCTGAGCATTTGCTGAAGCGTGTCGCCCCAGTAATCGTGCAAGCAAGTATTGAGCCGGTCGTCAATATCTTCATCCTCGACTGTGGCCTTGGGCAATCCTATAAATTCAACTTGCAAATCCACAATCGGTTTACAGAAACCTGTGCCTAGATTGTTAGGCCCGTCATTTCTGTAAAGCTGCCGTGCCGTGTCGTAGTCAACCAGTGTATTTTCATAAGCGGGTTGCCCACTCCAATACTTCGAAGACAAAACGCGAATCCGAGAACGAAGACCCTTTAACGAAAACGGAAAAAATACAGACAGGATCGAGTTAGGCCAACGCGAAACGTCCGTTGCCATTTCTGAAATTCGTTGCCTAATCTTCATCTGTGGCCTTGTCGCTCTTCTCAACCATTTCCTTTAGCTGATTTTCAAAATCTTCCATCATCTGCGCCGCTTCCTCTTGCAAATGCGGTGGCAAATCCCTCAAGACAGTTAAATCGTCCTGATTGATTCCCATTTCGAATTTATTTGTGCTGGTCTTGTCAACCTCTGACCTAGAAGCCTTTGGCAAACCGGCGCGGTCGAGAATATCCTTAGCCGCTTCCAAAACCATCTTGTCATCGTCGCTGCTGCGCATTACATCTGAAATTGCATGAACAGCCTCGATGCTGTAGGTCTGTAGAAGTTCCTTGGCCGCACCAGGGATCGCCTCAAGCGTATCCATGTGCAGCTTTTGAATATCGGGTTCGCTAAGCCAGTCGCCTACTTGCCCGCGAGTGACTCCAATTGACGCGCCGATCTGTGTATTTGAGAACCCGGCAATCTTTAGAATTACAGAAATGTGCTTTAGATGGTTTTCTTCTCCGGGGGCAAATGCAACACGACGCTTCTTTGGGTTGACCTTGTATTTGCGCCTAACCCTAGTTCGCCGTTTTTCTAGAATTGAATTTCTATCCTCAGGAAGCGCCAATTAAAGAACCCCCCTTCTCCATTACCGTAAGAATTTCTCTTGAGATATCCAGACTTGGCTTTCGCTGGCAAGCGATAAATGAAAACATATCCGCATGATGCCAGTGGTCAGGATTCTTATTCTTTTTCCACCGAGCTACAGTCCGGCCCTGAGTGTCTTCCTCTTCGACGCGCACCATTTGAATCATCTGCGCGTAAAAGCCGTTGTAATCTCTGCGGGCTAGATATTCGCCAAGCTCCCGAGCATCCGGCGGCAACAATACATTTCCGTTGATGTATTGATTAATTACCGAATCGAAAGCCATCGTTCGGTCAATTACACACTTTCCAGCTTCTCCGTGCTTGAGGGGATGCCAAACAGCAATTTCCTGAGTTTGCGGGCGATCCAACTCAAATCCGAGCCAGAATTTACCGGGATACTTGAGAGATAGATCGCGGGCTGCTCTTTTCTCAGGGTGAGCATCACAGACCGCAATGAAATTCGTGAGTTGTTGGAGGAAGTTGTCAAGCTCACCCCACTCTCTGAAAATTTTGATCTGCCATAGCTGTCTCTGACCAAATCGGTTGAGTGTGTAAGCCATGACGTGAATGAAAGTCCCAATGTCTATCCCAAGAAATACAGCACCGTTTGGAATTCCACCGAGCGAGTAACCTGGAACCCTGCATTTGTCGAGTATCTCTGGCGTAAGTTGATCGCCAACAGCAACGTAAGGGAGTCCCAGTGAATTGTTGTAAAAGCTCCGTAGCTTTTTAGCATCGGTCTGCCCCTTAAACCACTTCTCTGCAATCTTAATTACAGTCTGCGTAGGGGAGTGGAATTGATTGATGTGGTAGCCACGAATATTTCCATCAAGGTTTGTTGCTTCCCATTTGCCATGAGCGTTAATATCACCGCGCTCTTCGTCTGAAATTGTGCGGTGACAGAATGCACACTCGAAACCACACTCGTCAGGCTTATCCCCGAGCTTAAAATTCTCCTCCCATGTGAAATTCTGAAATCTACCGCATCCAGGGCACGGAACATGCCATCGGTGCTGGTCACTGGCCCACCATGCATCCTCAGCGTCTACCCCGTGCCCCGGTACGGTGGGGGTTGAGAGAATTGTCAATTTCTTAATTTTTGACCCGTCCATGCGGGCCATTGCATCTTCCAAATTGTCTTCTACGAAACGGTCGCGCTCATCCCACACTTCCACGTCTACTGGAATTTCCTGTAGCTCGCGTGAAATATTAGTCCCGCGAATGTAGAGCGCGACACCCTCAGCGCTTTGCTTGTGTAGGACGTTATCGACAGACTGAAATGTATTTCTAAGAATCTCGTTGCTGTCGATGATCGTGTCGATTCTCTGCTGAACAAAAGTCTTCGAGCCGGTCTTGAGCGGCAGCAAATACAAATGATGCCAGCCGCGCTCTTTGATCCAGTGCAGTGTCCTCGTAATGAAGGTCACTGTGAAAGCCATCTGTGCCGCCTTGGGAATGATAATTTCATCACTCGTATCCCTAATCACTGGAATGATGAATTCTCTCCCGCGCGTGTCAAAAGGACGGCCATCTACCCTCAGCCTCATGCCCATTGCCCATTCGTCCGGTCTAGCTAAATACCGGAGCGAACGGAAATTTCCCCGATTGGTTTGGGGATTTCCCTTCTTTTTCAAAGTGGAATTGGGCAAATGAAAAGGTAAAACAGTGGCTTCTGGACATAGAATACTAATAAGTATTTCAAGCACAAAAAGAGGGCCGGAACCCCGCTAAAGCTCCGACCCTCTGCTAGCCCCGAACGCTACCGCCCCGCGAAGGGAGGCAGACGAGCCACATTTTACCCTGAGGCTTCTCTTCGACGGGCTGTGCGCCGTCTCTCGGCCTCAAGCTCTTGATCGTGATGAGTCTTTCTGTAATTACGTCGAACTTCTACCTGTTTGTCGCCAGTAGGAACGTACAAGTCTTTCTGTTTCACAGGGATTCTCTCGGATTCGCCTCGACGTGTAGCTCCCCGGTGAATACTGGCCCTGTGTCTTACTTCCCCGTCTTTTCTAACCTCAGCAAGTAATGAAATTGCCTTGCGGGCTGTAGTACGACGCATATTTACATAGATGTGGTTTTCCACCCTGTACCAAAAGTTTTGTGAAATTCCCATACGCCGCAGTGTCTCTGCTTTTCCTAATCTACGCTGTAGCTCGGTGAAAGCCCACCACACTTCTGAAATTGCAATATACCCACTCGTCCTCGGGTTACGACCTTTGGAAACCTTCATACACTCTTCGCACTGAGAAAGAGGCTTCCCGGCTCTTGGCCCTTTTTTCAAAAACCAAAAACTCCTCAGCGGGAGCCAAGCCCCTTCCTCGGGGTGAAGCGGGCCATTACAGAGCTTTTCTTTCTCCCCCTGGTCTGTAATTCTGTAACGGCCCCATCTACCGTGTCCTGTTTTATTTATCGTCGCCTCCTAGACCTGCGCTTTTTCACTTTGTTGGGCATCCTCTTGTACGCCTTACCCCGCCGTGATTTGCCACGGGCATCCCGCATTGACATTTTGCCTCTACGAGCAAGAGCGAAGAATTTCCTTTGTTGACTCTTACTCTTGGCTTTTTTGTAGGGCGGCATCCTTTTCCTTTCCCGCCCTATTTAAATGTTGGCGGGGAGCCAAGGTCAAATACCCTGACCCCCGCCAATTACCTTATCTAGTCACAAGGTAGATGTTGAATACAAAAGCTACGAGCGCCAACATCAACGCCAGAGAAATTACAAAAATAAGGGTTTGCCTCAACAATACGGCCCCGGATTTTTGTTGGTTCCGCAATTCATCGCCACTCCCTGAACTCCGTACCTAATGCGAATCCAAGGATAGTAGTGCCAGGTGACGACGTACTTGGCTGGAAAGCTGATGTTACAGGCCGCGTGAATCGTATTGTGAATGTAAATGGCAGCAGTTCCAACACCGCCACCATTGGCAAATGCCTTCGCGTCAGACGCCGCACAGGCACCACCCATCCACGGTGTAACGCTTGTCCACGATCCTGTAATTTTACTGTTCTTTGCACACCACTTGCTCCAAATGTGCATGCCATGTAGCTCATAAGACGAGCCATTGGCATAATTCCACGTTCCACCCGGCAAATTACCAGTAGACCAGCAACGAGTGTAGGAATCGAATCCGCCAGTGCCTAGCGACGCTCCTGTAATTCCTCCACCTACACCCGCCGTCGAGGACTCGCCGTTATTTGCAAGGTTAGCATCGACACTGGTTCCGCAATTGCCAACGTCGTCACACTGACCGGGCTGAACAATTGCCAGTGCAGATGATCCACCGAAGAAAAGCGCAATGGAACAAATTGCGCTTAGTGCTAGTACGGAAATTACCTTGACCTTCAAAATACTTCTCCTGTGTTTGAGCCGCAGTATTACATTTACCCAAACGCCGCAGAAGTGTTTTTCATAAGACCGCCCTTTCCGCCTTAATTACTGTTGGCCGTTGCCGCTATAAAACTGCTCGCCGTCTAGCTTCGCCTTAGCTATACGAGCGATCAAACGGAGAGTAGCATTAAACTCAGACAATGCAACCCTGGCCAGCGTTCTGTCGGTTTCTAGCCTTTCCAGACAGGTTTCCAGCTTCTCCGCTTTCTTAACTAAGTCCCTCGCGGCAGTCGTTAGCTGCCGCTGAGTTCGGTTCCGCTGCTTAATTTCATCTGTCATTCCATCACTGCTCCTAGCGAAGCTTTCCGCCCTTCTTGTAAATCGAGTTGACTTTCTGTCTGATCGTATTTCCAACTCCATGTTCTTCCGCCCTGTCTAAGTAAATTCTTGGCCCGTCATGTGTTCCATAACGATTTACAAATTTCCTGTACGCTTTTTGCGCACCGCGACTCTGAGCGCTGATCTTAAACGGCAGACTTCTCATAAGACCTCACAATTTCTCTCAAAGCCGCTTTTTTCTTTTTTGATTTCAAATGCAGAACCTCATTCAAAATTACAAATCCTTCTCTGCGAGTCACCCTTACCTCATGCTGGGAATTCCACCCAGGTTGTTTGCGATCAGTGCAATAGTACCTAAATGGAATATCCAACATGAGCAAGCATTCAATACAGGCGTCAATCAACTCCACATCGCAATTATAAATTACAACCTGCCTAGCTTTATACGGTGTTTGTTTTTTGTATCTGTAATTACACCTACGCATTCCTGTTGTAAAACTAATGTGTCCTTCTCCATCAATCATTCCTGAAAGGTAATAAGACGCTTCAATTTTATTCATTCACTCTTCCCCTGTGGAGCACCTTTCGTTTGCGCTGTAATTTTAAATGGCAATGACCTAGCCATTACTCACACCAAGAGCACGACGAGCACAAACCGGCCCATCCCATTTCATTGTCTCTTTAAATGGCCGCGAATCACCAGCTTCCAACATTCGTGCAATTGCCTCATAGGAACCAAGCATTTCACGAAGCGCAGCTTTGTAATTTTTCTCCCGCTCCCGCGCCTGCTCAAGTTCGGCTAGTAGATCGGCGTTTGACTTGGACAGGATGTTGCGGTCGGTACGGATGCGGTCAAGCTCGGCCTCCAACTTGGACGTAAAGGCCATCAGGTCGCGCACGTCTCCTTGCGCCTGGTCAAGCTCGGCTTGGAGGGC